GATAGGAATAGACGAACTTCCACAATATCCTTCGCCAGATATATATAATTTTTTAAGATCTTCTTTAAGATCCGTTGATACAGATATACCTGTATACATGAGAGCAACAGGTAATCCAGGCAATGTAGGTTCACAGTGGGTACGAGAAATGTTTGTAGATCCAGCTGAACCAAATACAGCGTTTGACGTAGGGATAGATACACCTAAAGGAAAAAAATATATTAGTAGAAGGTTTATACCTGCAAAGCTACAGGACAATCCTTATTTGATGCAGACTGATGATTATTATATTATGCTTGCATCTTTACCAGAAGCACAACGTAAACAATTTTTAGATGGAGATTGGGATGCCTATGAAGATTCAGCTTTTCCAGAATTTAGTAAAACAACTCACGTTGTCGAACCTTTTGAAATACCTAGGGGCTGGTATAAGTTTCGTGCTGCTGACTGGGGCTACTCTTCTCCTGCTTGTGTGTTATGGTTTGCTGTTGATTATAATAACAATCTTTGGATTTATAGAGAGTTATATACTAAAAAAGTTACAGCAGATAACTTTGCAAGACAAGTAAGAATGTTAGAGAATGGTGAATATATTCATTATGGTGTATTAGATTCTAGTACATGGGCAAAAAGAGGTGATGTAGGTCCTAGTATTGCAGAGACAATGATACAAAATGGTTGTAAGTGGAGGCCATCAGATAGATCACCAAAGAGTAGAATTAATGGTAAGTTAGAGGTTCATAAAAGATTAAAAGTAAATGATAAAGAACCTGGTATAAGAATTTTTAAAAATTGTAGAAATTTAATTAGAACTTTAGGTACATTACCTACAGATAATAAAAACCCTGAAGATGTGGATACTAATGCAGAAGATCATGCATACGATGCATTACGTTATGGTTGTATGAGTAGACCAACACATCCTAAATTTGCAGAAAGATTTAGAACTTCATTTACTCAAAACAGCTATCATATGGCTGATAACACATTTGGATATTAATGCCACTAAATAAAAAAGGTAAAAAAATTAAAAAGTCTATGGTAAAACAATACGGCAAGAAAAAAGGTGAAGCTGTATTTTATGCTATGGAAAATTCTGGAAAGTTAAAGGGTGTCAAAAAAAATAAAAATACCAGAAAGAAATAGAAAAAATTTTCCCTATACTTTAAATTTAGTATGGTGGGAGGATATCGTCAGTGAATGCAATTGGGCTGATATAGTAGATATTAAAAAAGCAAAAACAGCTGTATGCTGTAGTGTTGGATGGTTAATTAAACAAGATTCTAATTCTACAATTTTAATGGCTGATTATTCTTTTGAGGATAATAAAGAAATAAAACAAGGTGGTAACTATACAACCATACCTACCAAAAATATACTAAAAATAAAAAAGATAAAAATATAAGGAGAGCATATGGAAACTAAATTTGATCCAAAAGCTAAAGTTGAACAAGGTCAGTTCAGTGATGCACCTGATGGCAAACAGCCAAACAGGGAGCATACTAATATTGATTTTTCAAAACATGCACCTAAAAAATATCAACCATTTGAGTATGATGTAACTGAACCAACTAAATCTGGTGCAGAGCATGTTCAAGAATCTTTGTTTAACATGGCTGACGAAAAAGATTATTAATGAGTCTTGGACCCAAAAGCAATTTTATACCTGTCATCTATGCAGGCACTAAAAAGAAAATTAAAAAAACTAAAAAGAAAACTAAGAGGAGAAAACCCAAATGATGAAAAGATACATGCACGGAGAACTAGCACCAGACGCACCAAAAGCTCCAAATGAGCCAATGGCTATAGATCCTAATGCTAAAATAGTACAAGGAGCTACAAGCGGTGATGGTAATGATGCTAAAGGTAAGTCTAAATCAAAAGTAGACCCAGCAATCTTTAGAATGGCTGAAGAAAGAGACTACTAATTTAAATGGAAGAAGATAAAAAAAATAATGGCGGCTACGAAGCCGAAGGGAATCCTTTAGTCGGTTTAATAAGAAGTCATTTTCAACAAGCTGAAACATCAAAAGTATATGATGAAAAAAGATGGTTGAAAGCATATAGAAACTATAGAGGACTGTATGGACCTGAAATGGCATTTCGTGAAAACGAAAAGTCAAGAGTATTTGTTAAAGTAACAAAGACTAAAGTTCTAGCTTCGTTTGGTCAAATTATTGAAGTTTTATTTTCACAAGGTAAATTTCCATTAGGAATACATCCAACTTCTGTTCCAGAAGATATAGCTGAAAGAGCACACTTAAAAGCACAGCAACCTCAACAACCACAAGCACCAGAACAACCTGATCCTTATGGATTTAATGGTGATGGTAGAAATATACCAGCAGGTGCAACAGCTGATGACTTACTTAAAACACTAGCTCAAGAATATGAAAATTTAGGTTTTACTGAAGGGCCTTCTACACAAGGAGAACCACAAATAGAACCTGCTAGAATGGCTGCAGAAAAAATGCAGAAGTTAATACATGATCAACTAGAAGAAAGTAAAGCTATTACTATTATGCGTCATGTATTTTTTGAAATGGCTTTATTAGGTACAGGAATATTAAAAGGACCATTTACAGATTTAAAAGAATACCATTCATTTGATAGTGGTGAAGACGATGAAGGTAATGAAATTAACGTACATGTTAAAAAATTAAAATCAATACCAAGTATTGAGGCAGTATCATGTTGGGATTTTTATCCAGATCCAAATGCTACAAACATACACGATTGTGATTATGTAATACAAAGACATTCTTACAATAAACAACAGTTTGAAGATCTTGCAGAAAAACCTATGTTTAATGCTGAAGCTGTAAAAGAATGTTTAGAGATGGGTCCTAATTATCAAACAAGAGGTTTTGAATCTTCATTGTATGATAGAGAAAATATAACAAGTATTTATAAAAATAGATTTGAAGTATTAGAATATTGGGGTATAATAGATCGAGAAACTGCAGATCAATGTGGTTTAGTATATGAATCAACAGGTGATGTAGTATCTGTAAATGTCTGGATATGTGGTAATAAAGTTTTAAGAATGGTAGAAAATCCATTTAGCCCAACAAGATTACCATATTTAGTTTGTCCATATGAATTAAATCCATATCAATTTTTTGGAATAGGTATACCAGAAAATATGGAAGACTCACAGTTAGTTATGAATGGTCATGCAAGAATGGCTATTGATAACTTAGCACTTGCAGGTAATTTAGTATTTGATGTTGATGAAACAATGCTAGTACCTGGTCAAGATATGAAAGTGTTTCCTGGTAAAATATTTAGAAGACAAAGTGGACAAACAGGACAAGCAGTGCATGGAGTTAAGTTTCCTAACACTGCATATGAAAATTTACAAATGTTTGACAAGTTTAGACAACTTGCAGATGAAGCTACAGGTATACCATCATATTCACACGGTGCAACAGGTGTACAATCTACAACTAGAACTGCATCAGGTATGTCAATGTTGATGGGTGCTGCAGCATTAAGTATTAAAACAGTTATCAAAAATATTGATGACTATTTATTAAAGCCCCTAGGTGAATCTTTATTTTATTGGAACATGCAATTTAATGAAGACGTACCGATTATAAAAGGTGATCTAGAGATTAAAGCTCAAGGCACTTCTTCTTTAATGCAAAAAGAAGTAAGATCTCAAAGACTAATGACGTTTATGCAAACTGCATCTAATCCTGCACTTGCACCATTCGTTAGATGGCATACATGTTTAACTGAAATAGCTAAGTCTTTAGATATTGATCCAGATCAATTAATTAATGATCCAGAAAAAGCTGCGATCTATGCACAAATAATGGGAATGGCAAATGGAAATCAAAACAATACAACCGCTGCTGGAGGACAAAGTCAAATGGGACAGACTGGACCAATACCTACAGGAGCTTCGCCAACAGATCCAACAGGAGCTGGAGGTGGCAACATCGGTACAGGTGATGTACCAATGCCAGGGGAAACTGGCTTTAGTGCGACAAATACTCAACCTACCAGAGGCACACAAACGTAATAGGGAATAAATGGTATTACAATTAATTAAAGATAAACTCGGTAATTATATATACAAAGATGCAATGGAAGCATCTAAGCCACCAGTAACTTCACAAGAATTTGAAGCATATACTGGTGGGTCTAAAACTACATTAGCTGGTACAACTGATTTAGGAACTCAAACTCAAGCATTGATGAGAGAAACACCTGGACAAACTAGATTAATTACAGATCCAGTTACTGGAGAAACTAAAACAGAAAGTGATATTCAATCTGTTGCAGTACAGCAAAAAGATTTTGTACCACCAACTACACAAGAATTAATAGAATCACCATTACAAAAAGCAGCTAGAATTGCACAACAATTTCCTATGCAACAACAAACTGGAGCTAGTCCTCAAGAATTTTTAGGACAAATTCAGTCAATGCAAGATAAAGCTATAAAAGCTGAAAGAATGAATACTATATTAAAAGGTGGTGTTGATTTAGGTATTAGTTATTTAAATTTAGGTAGAACTTCAACTTATGGAATGCCACAAACAGTAACTCCCCTAACATCTTTAACAGCTACACCAGTTGGTGCTAGTACATTAGGTGGAGTAGGATTAGCAGGTGGTGCTGGATATATGGTATCTAGAGCTTTAGGTGGAGATAAAAAAGAATCTACAGCTGCAGGAGCAGGTGCTGCAATAGGAACAGCAGTTGGTGGGCCAGTTGGAGGAGTAGTTGGTGGAGTGATTGGTAAAGTTGTAGGCGGTAGAGTTATTTGTAATGAATTATGTAGACAAGGTTTATTACCAAAAGAAGATGTAATATTAGATCTTAAATTTACTAGAGATTATTTAACAGATACACATGCACATGGTTATTGGTTATATGCTGTGCCATCAGTTAAATTAATGAGAAAAAGTAAATTAATTACAAAAGTTTGGCATCATATTGCTAAAAATAGATTAGACGATGTTAAATGGAGATTAGGTAAAGGTAAATTTAATTTATTAGGAAGAGGATATAGTATTATTTTAGAAAATTTAAGTTATGGATTAGGTAAACTATTTCCTAATACAACATATGAGGAGTTATACACATAATGGCAATAAGTGATATGAAAGGAACTGTTACAACAACAGGAATGATGAATAAAAAACCAGTCTCTAAAGCACCAGATATGTCAGCTATGAAAGCATCTAAAGGACCAGTTTTACCTCCAGATACAACTACACCAGTTAATCCTTTTCAACCTAGACCGACAGGACCAGTTTTACCAGAAAAAGCAGAACAAAATTTAGAACAAGAATTACTATCAAAATTTCCTGGATTAAAAAATTTAACAGCTGAAGATAATGCAGCATTAGATGCTATACTATCTCCAACTGTTAAGCAAGCATTAGGTAAAGTTGTACCAGAACTAGAACCAGTATTTTCTCAGTTTGGAACTAATGAACCTAATGTAGTTATGCCCATATCTATCGTATCAAATTATGCTATGAGAAAATATGGTGGAAATCAAAATGAAGCATTAGCTGCTTTCGTTGATGATGTTTCAGGACAGATGGAGCAACAAACAAATGTGCCACCTAGTCAAGGTTTAATGACTAGCCCACAAACTACATAGTTTTTGAGCTACCCTTATCCATAAGGCACTCAACCCAAGAGGAAAAATAATGGAAAAAGAAAAAGAAACTCCTGAAGTTTCTGAAGAAACTAAAGTTAATATTCCAAATGCAAATCCTTATAGCAAAATCAGAGAAAAAGATGATGCAGAAACAGAGGCTTTTGCAAAAGGTGAATTAGCTAAATTTCAAAGGGAACAAAGGGAAAAAGAAGCAACCGCAGCAACCGAACAGAAGGACACCGATGCATCTGAAGAGACTGCAGAACAATCAGATAAAAAGGCTACTCCTATCGCTGAACGCCCTGCTAAAGCTGAAGATCGTGTTTTTAAAAAACGTTATGACGATTTAAAAAAA